TTGAGATATATCTTTTAAGAATCCAGACTCATCTTTAAATCCTGCCATGTTTACAAATTTAGCTAATGTATCTCTATATTGTTTAAGGCTTACTAATGGATTACCAAGACCATACTGTGTCAGCATCTGCTCTTGCTTATCAAGGACCATTTGCATAACAGATAATTGTTCTGATTTACTACCAGTACCTAATCCAACATTAACAGTTACATTGTATTCTGTGTTCCACTCTCTAGGATTCATAGGTACAAATTTATTATTAACTTTAATAATTCTTTCTTTGTTTTGATATTTACATACGAGTTGTAAGATACCCTTCATTAAAGATGAAACTCCAGTATCAGCAAAGATACGAGCTATCAATTCTATTTTTCCACCTGCTGCACTTGACATAGCAGCGACTGCTGTAGCTGTTACATTCTGTAATATGTTAGGGTCTAATCCTTGTGATGCTTCGCTGACACCTGTTCTTTTAGCTTGTACAGAGTCTAAATACTCAAGCATAGGAAATGATTGTCCAGCACTAGATTGCACAGTCATTGGCACTAAAGCATTAGGATTCTTAATTCTAATAACACCACCTGCTGTAGATGTAAGAAGATCATCAAGATTAACTTGACCCTCAACTGCGCCAACACGATAGTTATTAGTTAGGTATAAATTGTCTAGCATCTGTCTAGTAATAGTAGACTTAATTAATTGTAAATCCATTGTTCTATCAGCTAATGATTCACCAAAGAACTTATGTGGTATTGGGAAAGGGCAAACACTATGGAATGGCTGATAATCACATTCTTCGTGCATAAGCACTTTGTTGTCTGCGTAACAAACTCTATGTCTTTCTGCTATACCATCACCATCTAAATCTGCTCTTACATAACACTCGTAATACTCAACTCGTTCCATGCTTTCGTCATCAGAGTTATTAGTATTAAATGGTTCTTCACCTGCTGAATACCTTGCAACTCTTTCTGGAGTAAAATCTAATGTATCGCCAGCAGATAGTTCTGCTACAACATCCTTATCGTAACCCATAGCAATTAAATCACTACGAGTAACTAAACTTCTTTGTGCAACAAAATCTGCATCTTCAATGTTAATAGCTCTTTTATCAATTAAAAATTCTTCTGGAGCAACTGATTCAATTTTAACTTTAGATGAGTCTTTAGTTCTTTTGCATTTAATATTGTAATAAGTGTTTATGATTGGTGGTACTTCCATCATCATTGGCATACCCATCTCATCCATCATAGGTTGTCCAGTCATAGGATCAACAGGTGGTTGTCCAGTTTGTGGGTCTATCATTGGTTGAGGGTCTTGCTCTATAACTTCTTCTACAACTTCTTGAGAAACTATCTCTACTTCTTCGTCTTGCATAATCATTGCAAGTTCGTCTTCAGTTAGATTTTGATATTTCTCTTTAGTAACATCTTTCTTGTCATTCCAATAGCATTTAAGCACACCAACTTTTTGAGCTAAAGCATCCCAAAACATATCATGCAATAATTCAAAACCATTGTTATCTTTATTAAAAATGAAATTTACATACTCTGTCGCTTGTTCGGCTAATTCGCCATCGCCCTCATTAACAGGTTCAAACACAACTGCTTTCTTTGATTGCGTAAACACCTTCATAATTTGAGGTAACGCACCATCAACTGCTTCTGCAACTTCTGCTGTTACAATTTGGCTGCGACCTTCTACTTCATTACCATAAGGTTCACGCATATAATACTCAAGACTTCTTTGTCTTGATAGAGAAGTTTCAGTTGAAATAAACCCTAATGAGTCATCAACATGAGAGCCAATAATATTTACTAATTCTCGGCTTTCATCTGAATCTTTATTCATTGTTTTTTTATCGTATGCCATTTATTAAACTATCCATTGTTTGTTAATCTCTAAAGGTTTTTCCCATGATGATTCTTCATTGCTCATTCCATCAACTATTGCACAAACATATCTCCAGGCATCAGCTCCATGACTATAAGAATCATGAAGTGGTGCAGCAGGTTCGTTAGTTGTTGAGTTAATTGATCTTCTATAATTCTTTAAACACTCAATTAATCTTTTAGTTTTATTTGCATCAAAATAAGCTCGGTCAAATGTCATCCTTGCAACTTTAATGCCTGTTTCAATACTAGCTCTAGGAATAACTTCTGTGTCCCATCCTAATCTTTGCATAATTTGTTCAGCACTTGTGCCATATTTAAAATCTTTATTAATAGCATCATGAGGTAAATACATTGTTCCCCAATTATGATTTAATTTTTTAAGCTGATCTGAATAACTATCTAATGTCCGATGGTCATCTTCTATGTAATTAATAATTCTAATTTCAGACAAAGACCTTTGACATAAAATAATAGCCATTGAATCGTTCCATCCTAAATCCATAACAACATGAGTCTTTAATAAAGCATCACTAGGAATATTTGTTATCCTTCCTGACTCTTGAGCTTCTCTTATTTCATTATGATATATAGCTCCATCAGCAGCAGCCTTTGTATCACCTAGCCAAATGTTTGGATAATCTAATGGATTATCTTGTAAACATCTATTTCTTTCAATCTCTAATACTTTTGGAAACCAAAAATTATCATTATAATTAACTTTTTCCACTCTTGCGTTTGGTGGTTTGTTAATAACAAATCTTTTGTAAGTTTCATCTGTGTCCATATATGGATTAAATGTTATCCATATTTCGCTGCTAGGTTTTCTAACAGTTGGTATTAATATATCCCATGAACGCTTACTAATATTTTGTGCTTCTTCGCACCACACTATGTCTACACCTTCAAATGATTTAATAGACTCTACTGTGTTAGTTGCTAAACCAGAAAATGTAAATTCTGTGCCATTCTTACCCCTAATAGATGTTTCAATAACCTCATAAAAATCACCTAAATCTAATGCTTGAACTTGATCTTTAAGCAAAGTATGAACTGATTGCTTAATTGATCTTTGAATTTCTCTTGCACAAAGAATCCTCATAGGTTTTTCAGTACCCATAATAAGTAATGCCCTAGCAAATCCCCAAGACTTACCTGACCCCCTTCCACCAAAAGCTACTTTATATCGGTGTGGTTCAAATAAGAATCGTAGCTTACTCGGAAACTTTTGAGTCTCGGTCTGCATCTACAAATTCAATTTTTATGTTAGCGTTTAATGATCCATCAGAAGAAGTAATATCTGTTTGGCTTTGTACTTTTCCTTCTAAACGATCTAATACAATGTCTATTGCTTTAGTATCGCCATCTTCTGCTTTACTTACTAATGCTTCCATTAAAGTTCTAGCTCTTTTAGCATCATCTTGAGTAACAATTCTGTTCAAGGTATCTTTCAGTAACCTGTTCTTTTTACTAGAATAATTATTTCCAACACTAGCTTCTTTAGCTTTTGCTTGAGCTAACTTTAATTGTTCTTCTTTTGTCATTGTTATGCAACTCCATTATGGGTCATTGCTCCATTGTTAAAAACTTTTGTTAAATAAAAATTGCAATCCTTGATCTTCTGGGTTTTTATAAGCTCCTACACTTGCTTCACCACCAAACATTTTAAGCAAAGCATTTATTCCAAATTCAGTTCCTTGATTGCTGTTAGTTATGTTAGCACCAAAGTTTTGTCCCTCATAGCCTAATTGTTTAATTAAATCATTATCAGTCTGTGTAATGTTAGCATAAGCTGGTCCATATTCTGCTCCAGCACTTTTTTTGTATTCATCCATTAAAGCATTTATATTAAGATTGCCATTACCAAAACCAAATCCAAGTCTGTTGTTTATTTTGTTATCTTCATCTGTTGGTTGATATGAAGTTCCAACCATAGTGTCAAAATAGCTATTACCTAAATCAGTTCTGTTTGTAACATTAGCAGTTGCTGTGGGATTAAGTAAATTTGCACCTAATTCTAACTCACCACTATTTGGGTATTGGTCGTAAATGTTTATTGTTTTATATCTATCAGCCATTAGACGCAATCACCGAGAGATTCAAACCATCTGCGTAAATCTTCCTGCCGCTCTTCTTTGGTTTGTTGTACATCTTCTTCTTTAGGTTTAGGCTCATTACACATTCTCCAATTTCTCGCATCTTTGTATGCGTAAGCATCCTAAATCTATAATAAAATAACTATATTTGCTAGTGCGACTATCTTCATAGTATGGATCTAATTCTATCTTGTCAGCTTCGTACCACTCTACTCCAAAATGACATCCTACAAATAAATGACATGACCACATAATTATCTAGTCCTAAAATTATCCTGCAAAAAAT